AGCACCAGCGGCGGCAATAGGCGCACCGTATCTACCAGCAAGGCTACCAACGGCTCCACCTACAGGTTCTGTAATGTATTTGCTAAGTCCTGTGCCTAATAAAGATGTAATGCCTTGACGCCGTGCAACGCCAATATCTTCTGCAGTAGTGGGTTCGTATTGTTCTGCGGCGGCTTGAGTAAGCTCTTTACCGTATTTAACTACGTCTTCACTTTTAAATAAATTGCCAAGACCTTCTAATGCAGAACCAGCGCCGGATGTAAAGCCTGACTTAACAGCGGGTAGTAAACCGGTTTTTTCTTTATGCTTAGCGTATTCTTCAGGAAACGCTTCAGGAAAATTCTTGCGAGCAAGTTCTAAAGCTTTATCTTCTGATATGCCTTTCGGCACTTCCATGGATGTACCATCAGGTAACGACAAAAACGGCATAAATTTTTCCTAGCGGTTTGCAGGTACTACGATTTTGGTAAAGTTCTTACTGTCTGTGATGTTGGAGTATCGCTTATCAATCCCGGGTTAAACATTTTTTTAAAGCCTAACTCATCTAAACCTGTACTTTCAAGGTAGTGTTTTTTCAAATTGGGGTTAGCGCTAATCATTTCATATTTTATCTGATTAATTGCTTTTTGCCGTTGTTCTGGTTTGTTTAAATCAAAATTACCAAACTTAGTCATGTTTTTAATACGGTCTTCCGCAATCTTATCCATGTTAGCAAGCATAGTATCGTATTTAAGACCTTGAGCGTTTTCTAATCTATTACCATACATTTCTTGATATACGCGATTTCTATCTAACGCAGCTTGCGCCCCTAAACCTTGAGCCATAGCAGTGTTGTAGCCTTTTTGAGCATCGCCGTAATAGCCTATGCCTGTTTGTGCGCCTGTTTTAAGGGCTGTGCTTAGTGGACCGGCGGTGCCTGCAGTAGTTAAACCTCCAAGAATTGCGCTAATACCTTGATCTTGTTTACGTTGCTGCGTTAAATTTGCTAAATAATCGCCAATTGCTTTTTGTGAATCTGCAAACGGATTTACAGCCGCTGGTGGGGGCGTTGTTGGCGTTGTTGGTCCTGCTGGAGGAATTGCCCCAGCACTGGATGTGTCCACTGGCGGTATATTTGCTGCTGGCGCAGGAGCAACTACTGGCGCCTTTTTAGCTTCTTTAATTGCCGCAAGTTCTGCTGCAATTTCTTTTTTTGATTTAGCGCCAACGCCAAGCATAGAATTTTTTAAACGTTCTAATGGAGAGCCTAACATAGTACCAATAGTCTCACTTATACTTGGTTCATTTGGATCATATGGGGCTTCTTCACCAAACGATCTATAGTCACCACCGCCTTTAAGACTGACAATACCGCCCTGCGCAAGGCTAGATACGTACATACGTGTTTCTTTAGGCACAGCTCTTTCGTTTTTACCACGCTTGAGCCATTTATCTACGTTGCCCGGACCCCAGTTGTACGCCATAGCAGCTAACTTAGGGTCTTTATATTTTTGTTCCAACTGTGCAATATATTTAACACCGCCGTGAATATTCTCGTACGGGTCAGTAATATTTTTAACGCCTAGTTCTTTAGCAGTCTTAGGCATTAACTGCATAACGCCTGTTGCACCAGCTTTTGATACAGCGTTAGCTGGGTCTTTATGACCGCCAGTTTCTTTGTGCATAACGTGGTGTACTAGACCCAAAGACGCACCATGTTTTTTAGCCGCTTCAACGGCAATATCTTTAAAATTAGTAGGTACAGCAGCGGTAACAGCGGGTTTAGCAACAGCCATAATGCCAGCGCCTAAACCACCTAAATCGCCGTAGCGAGCTGCCATAGCTTCTAATTCATCGTGATCATCTTGCTCAGCATCGTCATCATCTTCAGAATTAAAACCGCCTGTAGCAAAAGACACTAAACCACCGCCAGCACCCATAGCAGGCTCACCCATAGCTTCCATTGTAGGAGCAGGTAACTGATCTAAACCAGCCATTTCTTGCTGTGCGCTTTGCGCAATCATTCTATCTTTAACGCTAGGCTGAACGCCTTGTGCTTTAGCTTGCGCTCCTTTAGCGGCTGTAACTTGTTTATCACGCATTTGTTTAGCGGACATAGCAACAGCCATAGGCAAAGACTGGTCTCTACCTTGCATAACAGCTAGTAATCTTTGGTCTGGGTACAATTTTGGATTAAGCGCCAGCTTGTACATTTCTTCTAAACTCATTCCCATAATTATTCCTTAGCTTCCAAACGCTTTGTACGCACCTAAACCGGCAATACCTAAACCAGTCATTTGATTTAGCGTACTTGGGGCGGCTTGATATTGTTGAGTTGTTGTAGATTGCGTTGGCAATCCACGCAGCATTGCGTTCATAAATGACAGCTGTTGTTGTGGGTATTGCTGTGCAGTAGCGTAGTTCTGAATTGCTTGATTCATTATGTTTTGCTGCTGTTGTTGCTCGGCTGTACCCGCTTGCATTTGTGATTGGGCAATGCCTTGCTGAGCCGCTAGCTGTTGACCGCCTAGTGAACCTAATGTATTAGCAGCGTTAGCGCCTTGACCCAAACCTTGCAAACCTAAATTAGCGCCAAACTGTTGAGCTTGTTGTGCTTGCTGGAAAGCTTGGTTGTAGCCTTGACCAATTGCTTGGTTCATTGCCATGTTTTTATTACGTTGGTTTTCAGCAGACATTAATGCTTCACGATTACCACCAAAAGCGCCAGCTTTAGTAGCGTTACCCATTTGTTGCGTGCCAGTAATATCATACTGTCTTTGAATTTCTGCAAGTTGTGGGTTTAATGAAGCCTGTACATATGGATTCATGTACGCTTGTGTTACGTACGGATTTGTTGCTTGCATAGCATAGTTACGTCCAGCATTTAATGCCCCTACACCACTCATAGCCGCCATTTGAGACGCATCTTGATATTGCTGTGGAGTTTGTAGACTAGCTGTAGTGTTTAAAGCTTGTTGTTGCAGCGGGCTAAAACCAGCTATGTAATCTTGGGGATTTTGGCTATACGGTACATAGGGTTTAACGCCGGTGATCTGGGTTGTACCATCTGCGTTTTGTGTAGTATCAAATAATTGTTGCTGAGTAGCGCCAAGCATTGTTTCAGCATAAGGGCGTAAATACTCAGGAATGTTTGTGTTGGCTACGGTAGTTTGAGTCGGCGCAGCTGCAGGGGGAGGAGGGGGAGGAGAGCCACCACCACCACCAAGAACATAACCACCGCCAGCTTTTTTATAGGTAGCAGAATTGCCTAGGGTTTCACCTAATGCGTAAAGTTCCCGTCTTGAATAATTTGTTTTCATATCTTAGTCTCTACAATTCTGTACCGCTCTTCAAACCCATAACGACTCCACAAACGGGCTATTGCTTCTCTAGCCGCACCCTGTATTTTAGTAGCTCCGTTAGCCTTAAGTAAATTTTTAAATTGCTCAAACGTATCTTTATTAGATATTAATTTGCCGCCAATAAATGTTATAAAAGCGACCCTGTCATTTGGGTAATTTAAAAATGATACTGTTGCTGCTCCGTGTATTGCACCTTCATCATCTACTGCTACAACCAAAAGCCACTGCCCTGACGACACGTAGACTTTAACTTGGCTAACTGTGTAATCATCTCCACAATATTCTTGTGCACTTTCAATAAACTTTTCGACCAAAGGCCAAGCTTGATTAACGTATTCAATTGGAACATGTCTAATACTCAAATTCATGCTGGCATATATTTAGCTGCGTTAATTTGTGGGGCTTGTTTCTTTTTGCCCGTACGAGCTTTACGCACATTGTTCATCATAGCATACAGTTTTTTAGCGCCAGCATCACTAGAACCATTACCTAAATGACTTACTACATCAGCCGGTACTACAAATTCATTATCTGCAAGACGTGCGGGTTGTTTTCTACCAATAGTAGCTGGAATAGAATCGCTCATACCATCACCCGGACCTTTAAGCATACGACCACCATCAGAATAGCTACCTAAATCAGCTAGTCCGCCACCAGCAAAGTTTTCATCACTCATTAAACCACCGCCAGCAGCCATCATAACGGGCTGATAAGGTGCCATAGGTGTTACTGTATTAGGAGGATTTCTACGATCTGCGTATTGGGCTTGGTATGGTGGATTAGGTGGACGTACTACATCTGGGCCATACTGTTGTGGGTCGTAGCGAAACCCAGACAATGATCCGCCATTCCAGTTAACTTGTGAATTTGAAGGTACGCCATACTGTTTCTTTTCAGCATTCATTAAACCCATCAAGCCTAAACCGCCAGCGCCTATACCAAGAGCAGTATTTGATATGCCGGGGATAAGAGAAGTGCCGGCTCCAGCGACAGTTGGACCAATTGGTCCAGATACAGCATTAACAAGTTGTGGTCCACCGGCTTCTACGCCAGCACCAACGCCCATACCAGCAGCCGCAGCACCGCCTAGACCGCCCATAAGACCCATTTGCATAGGGTCTCGACCCATTAAAGCTCCGCCAAGACCTCCAATACCCATACCGGTAACGCCTGCGCCAAGCATAGTAGAGCCTGCCAAAGCACCGCCAGTTTCCGCAAACAATAAAGGGGCTGCGTAAGGCGCAGCAATAGCTGTACCAGCTACTAGAGCTAATGTTAAGGGATCACTAAAGAGGCCTCCGCCTCCGCCACCGCCGCCACCAGACATAATTTATCCTTTACTTTTTGCCAATTTTATCATATTAAACCGTGGTTCCGTCAGCTTTTTTCCACACTGTACCGTTCCACCAAATAGGTCTATCTAAGGTAGTGTCGTAATAAAACTGCCCTATTGCTAACGGTGCTTGTACAGATTGCAGAGGTCTTTGTGCAGTAGTTCCAGAAAGAGGAATAGCTGCTGCTTGGGTAAAGTTATCTACTTGGTTAAAGTACAGACGCAGCACGTTTGAATATTGGTCAAAATATCCAGAATCATACCCTTCTCTTGGAGCATTAGGTAGGTTGGGTGCTTTTGGTGAGCGTAGTGGTGCGTTATATGCCATTATCTACGTCCATCAGGTCTAATATCAATACGGGGATAGCCCATTTGCCAAGCAACACCTAGCCCATCAGACTCAATTCTATACGCCATCTGACGACCTCTAATGCGGGTATAAACCTGCCCATCAAATTGCTGAACAGCATAAGTATGCTGACGAGTATAGTTTTGTGTACTAGCAACTGTTGGGTTATCTGCAGTGCCGTAAGCTGTTCCTGCGTTGACCCGTGGTAGTACTGTCATTGTAACTTGCGGTACGTTTACGTTTGATCCGTTAAAGGTTAAGTCAGGCAGAATGCGCCACACAAAACCAAAATTATGTCCATCACCAATATCAAAATCAGAAGATTGCACATAAGCTGTAAGCGCTACTGGGGTTAACCCTGATACATCGTCTACACCATTTTCATGGTAAAGAATTCGGTAATTAGCAGTGTCGGCACCCATTGGGAATGTCCGCAGTCCAGAATCTAACCAAGCAGTACGACTCATATTTCCGTAATACCAAACACCGTCTAGATAGTTATAAATAACATAGCGGTCAATAATGTTGCTTTCGGCAGAACAATAAAACCACCAAATCTCGTTATAACCTTCTACGCTACCTGCGTATACTTGGAAGTTTTGGGCTTGATTAATATCCTGATAAACGTATTGACGTAGTGTGCAAGGCAGAGTTTCTACACGACCAGTGTAACGGTAAAACTTATCCGTACCCATCCAATAG